GATGTTATATCCAATACTTCTAATAATGTTATCTCATCAAGTTGATAGAGCTTATCACAAATATCTCTAATTGTCAATGCCATAATTAACTCCAGTTAATACCTTTAGTTTCTTCTAGCAACTTTATCATCTTATCAAGATACCATCTAGCTTTCTTAGCATCTTCAATAGGCTTACCTTTACTAAACAACCTAGAACCTGTGTACTTAATTACGTTGCCTTGACAGTATGATATAGCCTCATACTTGCCTAACACATCTACTATATAGTCTATTGTTTCTATGTTCCCACTGTTATAGTGTGGCGGGTGATTAACATTGTCCATATCTTCCCATAAAGGGTCTTTCTGTTTTTCCCACTTTTTTATTTCATCTTTTATAAGCATATTTTTTCCTTAAATAATCTAAGCTAACAAACATTTCATCAAACTGTCCATCTTTTACTTCATGTAATACTACTAAACCTCTCCAATGATTATTACCCTGATTACCCATGTATTCTTCATTGTGTAAATAACAAGAACCAGCAATGATACAAGTAATAGCTGATCCGTCTGCCCTTCTGCCATATGCTACTTGTCTGCCTTGTTGGTGTCCTACAACACAACTCTGGTGAGTCTTAGAAATCATACATGAAGCTGATCCTATCGGTCTACCCATAACACCACTAACTAGGTAATGAGAGTAAACCACACCATCAATAATAACAGGATCAAGGAAATCAAACACCTCCCAACCAGCTTCTGCGTATCTGAGATCATCAATACCAATAGTGCCGTAGAGTTTAGGGTCTCCTTCTGTTGCTCTGTCAATTCTGTTTTCGTGATTGCCAAGCGTGAGAACCATTCTGGGTCTATATTGCTTCTTCTTATCTTTTCTACATTTTTCATTGTAATCCCTCAAAGGTGCTAATAAAATATCCATGCCTTCAACTGCTGCTTTAATATCATCTTTATATCTTCTGCCTTCAAATGACTTTTTGCCAACATCATAGCTTGATAGTGATGGCATATCTGCAAAGTCACCAATCTGGATTAAAACATCTGGTTGTTTTTCTACTATATATTGTCCAATCCACTCTAAGTAAGACAAATCAACATCTGGTTTTACTTGAGTGTCGGGTATAATTAAATGTTTCAATGGTTAACCTTTCCCAAAAGTTTAAAATAATATTCAGCATCAACAATAGCTAAAGGTTTACTTCTGTTTTGCTTGACTATCACTACTGGTTCTGCTCCTCTACAGTTAGTGCTTGCTTGCTCATAAAAACCATATACTGCTACCTTTTGTCTTGACTTACATTCAATAGATATATTAGCTTTCTCTCTTGCTGTAGGACTTAATAGTACATCTTCACCACCACAACCCATAGATGTTGACCTAACATCATCAGTCTGTAAATGTAATTTCGATACTATCTGATCCCTCACCCACTGTTGTAACATTCTTCCCTTGTTCTTCTTGCTGCTGGTTTTCAAAGTATATAACCTCTTTTTTAGTTATCCATTTCTTAGGAATGTGCATACGAGTATTAGAGTGATCTATTGATATTGTAGAAGCAATACAAATAGCTTCTTTATTCTCATCTACTACATAACCAACTGTAATACACTTATGCGTTTCTGCTGTGGCTGTTTCTTCCCAACCACAATCTGCTACAGCATCTTGCCAAACTATTCTATATACTCTGGTAGAGTCCACATTTGGTCTTTTTGCTTTCTTATCCACAATAACTGTCCTTGTTCTAGTAAGTATTCTCTATTGTATTTATATTCTTCAAGCACTGCGTTATATAAATCTTTTTCATCTTCTAAGTCTGCAAGTATCTTTTCTGCTCTTTTATCTCCAATACCTTTTAATCCTGGTATGTTATCTGTTCTGTCTCCTGTTAATAATTGCTTATAGAAATGTTTTATTGTTTCTTTCTCTGATAGATAATAAAGATCGTTTCTTTGAAAGTTATAATGCCAACCTCTGATATTATCTAAATCTTTATCAATAGTACATATGACATAATCTTGTTCATTCATCTCATATGCTTTTATTCCTATGGCATCATCAGCTTCTTGGTTCTCCTGTACTTCAAATCCCCATGCTTTTTCCATGTATTCTCTAAGTATAGGTAAGTGTTTAGGTTTGCCTGACTTTCTGTGTCCTTTGTAGCTTTGTGTCTTAGCTATCTTGTCTCTATAATTATTACTACCAGTTAGGTAGCCAACTGCATCATCACAGTTGGCATTTATAAACACTAACTCCTCTAAATATTCTGCTAATTTGTTGATGGCGTATTCTTGCTTATAATCTTCACAACCAAACCCTATTTTATAGGCTAGGATATCACCATCAACTATAGCAATCATTAGAGAACATCTCCATCATCTTCTTCACCATCATTAGGCTCTTCATAGGCTACTAGCTTGTCTATAACGAGTCTACGCAAGCTAGGTGATCTTCCCTTACCATACTTACCTTCCCAATCATAATAACTAACTATAGCAACTGCAACAGAACCATTACCTATAGCAATATCAGATAAATCATTACCTTCTGAGTCTATTACCTTGATAGGTCTTTTACTTTTACAAACAATAAAGTCACCCTTTTCTGGCTTATCAGCTTTGTTGTTAACTGATAGTCCTATCTTCTCAAGACCTTTTACCGCTGGTTCTGATAAATTGCACAAGTCAACTGTGTACTTCTCTGCCATAGCATTAATCTTGTTATGAAAACACCACATAATGTTGGCTTTGATCTTAACTGGTTTAGTTACTTCCATAGTTTCTCCTTAATGAGTTTCTTTCCAATTATTACCTACTTTATATTCACCATCTAAAGGACAATTAAGATTTAACGCTTTACCTGATTCTACGATAGCTTTAACTCCTAACTGTCCTACTAGCTCTGCATCATCAACACTAGCTTCTACTTGCCATTCATCATGTACGTTTGCTACAAAGTGTGCGTCTAACTGATAAGTCTTTATATACTTGTTAAATATTATTAGTGCTTTCTTCATAACAACTGCACCAGCCCCTTGAAGCAGTGTATTTAATGCTGAGTGTTCTGATCTGACTTGTAATCTTCTACCATCTAAACTAGGTAATGTTGGTGTTTGTTGCATAGTCTTTTTAATACGTTTTTTTAACTTTGCTAGTGCTGGTACATTCTCCATAAATTTATCTATGGTTTCTTGTCCGTCACTTTGCACCATTGTACCTATCTTTCTGGCTGAAGCACCATAGAGAAAAGCATATATAAAAGTTTTAGCTTTGGCTCTAGTGTCAAGTCCAGCAGCTTGCTGGTTCTTACTGTGTATATCTCCGTCTAAAATCTCCTTAGTGTAGTTATCATCGTTCATATAATGTGCCAACATTCTCAGTTCCAACCCTGAAGCATCAATACCAACTAACTTATGACCAGGATCAACAGTCCATAGTTCCCTACACTCTGCACCATATGGTGCTGATACTGAAGGCACTTGAGCTAGGTTAGGGCTGTGGTGTGTCATTCTACCTGTGACTGCTCCGTTGGTAATGACCTTACCACAAACCCTTGATCTGTCATTTGTATACTTAATCCATGATTCAGATTGAGCCAACCTTTTCTGAAGGAGTAAGTATTCGCAGATGAGTTTTGCTTCTGGAATATCAACTGATCCCAAAACTGCTTCATCAACAATGACTGTACCTTTGTCTGTAAACTTCTTGGGATTCCAGCCAAGTGTTGTAAGTCTTTTGGCAATCTGCTGTCTTGATGCTGGATTGAATATTTCAATGTCATCTTTTAATCTTTTCCCTGTTTTTTCTGAGAACCTTTCTGTGATGATTGGTCGAAAGGATTGTTGAAGCTGTTTTTCGAGGTTTTCCATTCTTGTGCGTAATCGTTCCACCAGTTCCTTGCATTTCTGTAAGTCAATCCTAAAACCTCTGCTGACTTGTCTTGAAACGATTGAAGCAACCTCATGTTCGAGGTTAATACATTCTTGAGAAAATCCATAGTCCGTCCTTTCCTTTTCTAGTTCTTGATAAACTTTCTCTAATACTTCTACATCATTAATACAGTATTGTTTCATCTCTTCTGAGTACTCGTCAAACTCTTTAAAATCAGTCTTTGGAAACTTTAGTGTTTCTCCCCAAGCAGCTAAACTGTGTTTCCTCTGTGGGTTCATCAATCTTGATAGAACTAATGTGTCCAAAACTTGGTTCAATCTTATCTTTGTGTTCCATAGTTTGTTTAAAACTGGAAAATCGAAACCTATGCCATTGTGAGCTATTAATGTTTTGCCCTTTATTGATTGGTTTAGACTTTCCACGTTTCTGTGACATTCAACCTTTCCCTGTTGATTTTTTGTTACCACTAGATGTATTCTTGAGTGATCCATTGTTGTCTCTATATCCAGGAACATCAACTGATCTTTCTTCTTGCCATCTTTCATTTGTTTCTAGCCTTGAATAAATTGTGCCGTCATCAAAAAGAACATAGTGTGTTTTAACACCATTGTTATTTTCAGTGACGCTGTGGTTTATTAGTTTTTTCATAGTTTAGCAGTTCCTCTAGCTTTTCTTCTAATGAAGAATCATTATTGCATACAATCTCGTCTATGTCAAGTAGTTTAGCATAGGCTTCGTTAAGTTGTTGTAATTTTGCAACAGTAATTTTCCATTGTTTAATTTCCTTAGAAAGAAGTTGTGTACTCTTCTCAAAAAAAGAAGCATCCACTTCTGCTGACTTTAATGATTGTTTTAAATCATGCACTTGATTCTCTAAGTGGTAAATAACATCATTAATGTTTTCATCATGGTATTCATCTTCATAAGACATATTAATTCTCCCTTGTTGTGACAAACTTTTGCCTTGCGGCATTAACATTACCTACATATCTTACCTTGCTCCTAGCATCAATACCTTTTATTCTCTCGCCTAACCATCGAATAACAGGCACAGCCATGCTATTGCCTAGTGCTTTATACCTAGGCCCGTTTGGACAGTCTTTATTTTCTTTTCCTCTCCAAGGTATCTGAGTGTAATTATCAGAAAAACCCTGTAATCTTTCACATTCTACAGGTGTTAATCTTCTAATTACAGACTTGGGTTTTTCTTTGTGCTGAATTAATTGTTTATCATTCGTAGCTGTTAAAGTAGGTGCTTTACCTGTGGAATCATAAACACGTTGGCTAGATTCAAACACACCATCCTTGTATTCAAACTCCATAATCTGATCATCAAACTTATCATCTTTAATACCTAAACATTTTTTCAAATCAAACCAAACGTCATCAGATGGTATGGCAAAACTAGAGTCTGTTCTAAACCAATGCTCAA